GGGAAGCGGAAGTTGCAGCCCAAGGCAGCAAACTGAGCAACACCAGCACCTGGTCACCGTTCTGGCGGGTGGTCACCGCGTTGGTGACCAAGCCGGTAATGTGGATCCTCGACTTTTTCATCAGCACGGTGCTGCCGAACTTCTTCGTCAAAACCGCCGTGGATGCCTGGCTCGATATGCTGGCGTGGGGCGTCAACGTTGAGCGAAAGGGTGCGACCAAAGCCCAAGGCTTTTTGCTGTTCACGCGGATCGCCGCCGGCGGCGCCCTCGAAGTCGCAAAGGGCACGGTGGTGCAGTCGGCCGCGATCAATGGCAACGTGTACCAGCTGGTGACCACGGCGGTCGGCACTTTCACCGACGGCGCCATGCAGCAGCAGATCCCGGTCGAAGCCGTGGACGTCGGCAGCGGCTTCAACCTGGCGCCGGGGTACTACGCCGTATTGCCGGTGCCAATCCCGGGCATTGCCCAAGTGGCCAACGCCGACGGCTGGTTGACCACGCCCGGGGCAGACAAGGAACCCAACGACGAGCTGCGCCTGCGCGTGCGCAACCAGTTCTCGGCGGTCAACCAATGGCACACCGACGCGGTGTATCGGGCGATGATTTCGGCCTTCCCGGGCGTGCGTCCGGATGGCGTGTATTTCCAGCACGGCGCCCCACGTGGGCCAGGCAGTGCCAACGCCTTTGTGCTGTTCGATGCGGACGTGCCGGCGGCGACTTACCTGGAGCAGATCAACGCTCATATTCGCGACCTGGGCAACCATGGCCACGGCGACGACCTGCTGGTGATGGTGATGCCCGAAACCCTGCACGCACTGAGCGTGACGCTCTGGCCGCGCTCGGCGTTGACCGCTGCTCAGCGCCAAACCCTGCTGGAAGAAACCGAGCTGTTCATCCGTGCGGCGTTTCGCGAGAGCACGACCAGCGACTACCAGCCGACGCTGACCTTCCCGCAGTCACGGTTTTCATTCAGCCGCTTGGGTGAAGAACTCCACCAGCAGTTCCCAGGGATCGAGTCGCTGCATTTTGACAACGACGACATCCTTTCCGAGCTGAACATCCCTCGGATCCAGAGTCTGCAGGTGCTGCCCCATGATTAAGCTCAGCCTGCGTTTCTGGCTCGGCGGTGTCGAGCTGGAAAAACTCACCGCCGCCGCACAGTCCTGGTGGGAAAAGGTTGAGGGCTGGTTGCGCTGGCCGCTGCTGCAGCTGGATGCCGACAACTGCCACCTGGTGGTGCTCGATCTGCTGGCCTGGCAGCGCGACATCACCCGCTTCAAGGATGAACCGGAGGCCCTTTACCGCCTGCGCGTGAAGTACGCCTTTATCAACGCTGTGGACGCCGGCAGCACCGCCGGCATGAAACGCATTCTGCAGCGACTCGGCGTCGGTTACGTCGAGATCGAGGAGCGCATGCCCGATCGGGACTGGGACGTGGTGTTGCTACGTTTCTCCGACACCCAGTTGTCGCAGAACCCGGAGCTGTTGCGGGTGTTAATCCAGCAGTACGGCCGTACGTGCCGGCGCTATGACTTCGTGACCATCACCCCGGTGCCGTTTCGCATCGTCATGGTCGACTTTAACGACGACCAGCAAACGCTGGTTGCCAGCCTTTAGGAGCCCCCATGGGAGCCAGCATTACCCTCGCGGGTGAAACCCTGATCGCGCAAAAACATGCAGCCCTGCAGGGCCTCGACGTGGTGCGTTTTATTTTTGCCAATGTCCCCGGCCTGGACCCGAGCGGCCCGGTCGATCGCGCAGCGCCGAAACCGGCAGCAGGGCAGATTGTTCACGTCTACGAGATTCCCGACGGGAACGCCGGCTACGTTAATCCCAACCAGGTGGTGTACAGCTCGCAAATCGGTTCCGACATTGGGGACTGGGATTTCAATTGGATCGGTCTCGAGACCGCCGAAGGCGTGTTGTTTGCTGTTGCTTATGTGCCGCAGCAGATCAAGCGTCGCAACATTCCGCCGCTGCAGATTGGCAATAACCTGACGCGCAACTTCCTGGTGGCCTTCGACGGTGCCCAGGCGTTGACCGGGATCACCATTGATGCCAGCACCTGGCAGCATGACTTCACCGTGCGGCTGGCCGGAATTGATGAGCGCGAGCGTCAAAGCAACCGAGACGTGTTTGGCCGGGCGTGTTTCTTCGGCAGTTCGCTGCAGTTAGAAAAAGTCGGTGGTGTGTTCCAACTCAAACCCGGCGCTGCTTATGTGGAAGGTGTGCGCGTAGTGCGGTCGGCAGCACTGCCGATTGTGCCGCCAGCGTTTCCGACCACGGCCTGGTTGGACATGGCCCTGCAGCGTGAATTGAACGATGTGGTGACCAGCTGGCAAGTGGTGTTTGCGGCTGATACGCCCGACTACACCGACAGCGCCGGCACCCGACACTTTTGCGTGGCGATCGCCGATCTGCCCAGTATCAATACGATCGTCGATCGTCGTCCGTCAGAACCGATCGATGGTGCCCTGGTCACCCATTTCGCTGCTCGCAAGGGTGACTATGAGTTTTTGCGTGCGCGGTCGACCACCAAAGGCGATGTCGGGTTGGGAAATTTGCCCAACGCCAAGAGCGATGGGATAGAGGACGACAACAGCGACATTCTCGCCACTTCTAAGGCTGTGTCGACACTCTGGAAATCGATCTGTGTGCAGATCACGAACGTCGCGGCCAACCAATCGTTGACGGCTGCCGCCCGTGGGCTGGTGTTAATCGATGCGAGTGCGGGCGCCCGGAGTGTGACCCTCCCCCCGGCCACCAGCGGGTTAGGCGTTATCGACTTTATCGTTCGTCGCCTCGACAACACCGGCAATCGCCTGGTCATTCAGGCCAGCGGCGCAGACAAAATCAAATTCCATACGCACTTGAACGCCGCCGGATATCCGTTTCTGGTGCTGATGGGCGCGGGCGACTGGTGGCATCTGCGCAGTGACGGTGCCGGTAACTGGTGGCCGATCGGCCGAATGGACGGGACGTCGCTGGGGCGCCCGGTTTTCGAAACCACCACGGTGATTCAGCCCGGAGGATATGGGGTGCTGGCCGGCTCCATTTTGAACCGGTCGGAGTGGCCATGGTTGTGGGACCACGCGCAACAGTCGGGAATGCTGACAACGGAAGTCGCTCGGACCGGTAAGGAAGGGCAATGGACCGGAGGTGATGGTGCTGCGACCTTTCGGGGACCGGACGGGCGCGCCGAATTCTTGCGGGTGCTGGATGAAACCCGGGGCATCGATACGGCTCGAGTTGCCGGCAGTGCGCAAGCGGCTACTGGTGTGCCGTATATGTCGGTCGTGCGGCAAACCGCAACCACTGGGGTCTTGGTGACCCCGCCTATGACGAACATGCCTGCCGACGGTGTTTCCGACTTCCAGGCCGTCAGCGCCGATGGCTATAAAACAATCGGCACGGCGCAGTACCTGTCCGCCGGTTTAAGCGCCTATGGCGCATCGAACACCACGCACCTTCTGGTTCGGCCACGAAACATCGCCTACCCAGGCCGGATTAAGCTCATCTGAGGCTGCCATGACCACCATCTACCTTTTCGATCACAAAGGCCTCGTCAGTGGCCCGGCGCTACTGCCGACCACACCTGGCCTGGGCATCCAGTTGCCGAGCAACGCCATTCAGCTGGCAGAGCCATTGACGGCTCCCACACCCGGTTTTGCCTGGTGTTTTGCTGGCGGCGAGCTGATTGAGTTACCGGACCATCGAGGCACGGTTTACCGCACCCATGACGGCAGTGGCGTCCAGTTCGACGAGCTGGGCGCGCTCCCTGCAGACATGACGATGCTGCAGCCACAGTCCCAGGACGACTCCTGGAGTGGAACTAAATGGGTGTTTGATCCCAAGGCCCGGCAGAAACGTATCGCTACATTGGCAGCGTCCCTGCATGCGAACGCAACCGAGGTGATCAATTCAGCCTGTGAAGCATCCATTACAGGAGGATTTTGGTCGGCTGCATTGGGCGAGCCGTATCTGTATTCCAGTCGGATGGATGATCAGTTGAATCTGACCGGAGTCATCCTAGCCGGTCAGAACAGCGTATACGCCTGCCGTAATGAACAAGGTGTTAAGGCGTTCAGGCTTCACAGTTTCAAGCAGATCCGCCAGGTTGGTGATGACTTCACAGCGTTCAAGTTGCAGCTGCTGCAGAAGGGCAACGAGCTCAAGAAAATGCTTGATCAGGCGTTGCTGGATCTCGATCTGGTTGTGCTGGAGTCCGTGACTTGGGAGAGCATGCAGTGACGAGTTGGACACCGGTGACCATGCGCTGGCCGGAGCAGGCGACGCAATGGATGGATGGCTTAAGCGCCGCCAAGGATTCGGCCGCCGGCGAGCTGGCCAGCACGGCATTGCGTCTGGCGAGCCTCGACGGCATGACCAGCACTAACCCGGGGCCGGTAGGAGATGCAGCGCAAGAGGCGATCGCCGCCGGCCGTGCGGCGATGACCGAGCAGATGGGCGAGGCGCCGGCCTGCCTGGTGGTGACACCCTTTCAAAGCGGCATTGGCCAGGGCCACGGAAATCAGCGTTTCCTGTCCGCACCGAATCTACTGCAGCAGCTGGCCAGCAAACTAATCGACGGGACCGACACCAAGCGTCCTACCGGC